TGCCTATGGATGCACCAATTCAAGCAGAAGAATATATCAAAGAATTGGTAGAAGCAGAAGAGTTATTACTCAATGATGGTAATGTAATTAATCTGAACGAAGAAACAAAACAACAAATTATAAACACATACGGTCAGTTAGAAGAAGACAGTAAAGAATATTTCTGGCAACAATTAACTGAGTCTGTAGCAACGTTTGGAAAACTCTATGAATTTTGTAGAACTAATTCTACAGAATAAGCTAGACGAAGCCAAAGAGTTAATCTTTGCACGTTTAGACGATATTGCTTCTGTAAGACTAGAAGAAGCAAAGCCATATGTCGTTGATGCGATGTATGAAGAGATTGAAGTAGACGAAGAAGTATTGGAAGAAGCGGCTAAGAAACGCAATCCAAACATTCAAAAGATGGGTCGTATTACAAAAGTACGCCGTCGCATTCGTCGTAATAAAAAAGGTAGAATTGTTGTACAAAGAAATGTACGCAAATCTGGAATAAAAGGTTATCGTATTTCTGGTAATACAGTCAAACGTATACCAGCAACAGTAAGATTACGTAAAGCACGTTTGTTAAAACGTTCTTGGAAGACTACAAGAAAAAGTAAACTAAGACGCACATTGTTAAAGAGAAAGATGTCAATGCGCCGTCGTCAAGCAATGGGACTAAAATAAAATGCCATTTGAAATTACCAATACTCTAAGAGGCTCATCGATTGTTCGTGCAGTCGATGCGGGAACATATACTATTACTCTTAATAATTTAAGAGCAAATGCTACAACCGAAACTGTTACTGCTGCTGACATCAAACATGTTTTGTGGTCAACAAACGGTAATATTCGTATCACAAGAAACGGTGTTCCTTTGTTAGCACTTCAAAATGGTGGTGACATGGATTTTGATTCGTATGGATATTCGGTTGCAAATAATAACACTCAAAGCATTGTAATTGAAATCAATACAGGCGGTACAGTAATTTTACACCTTGCCAAGTATGCAACATACAATGTCGATCCATATACAGGAGTCAGTCTATAATGAAACTCATCAAAGAACATATTGAAAATGTAAGATATCTTACCGAAAAATCTGAAGACGGTAAAAAGAATCTTTACATTGAAGGCATATTTTTGGTTGGCGATGAAGTCAATCGCAACAATCGTAAGTACAAAATGGAAACACTTCGAAATGAAGTTGCACGATACACAGAAGAATATATTAATACAAATCGTGCGCTTGGTGAACTTGGACATCCCGACACACCATCAATCAATCTAGAACGTGTGTCACACAAAATTACAAGTTTGGTAGAGAATGGTAATACATTTGTGGGTAAAGCATTGATTATGGAGACACCATACGGTTTGATCGCTAAGAATCTTATTGAGTCTGGTGTCGGCCTTGGCGTTTCATCACGTGCTTTGGGTTCCGTCGTTATGACAAAAGAGGGTTATAATCTAGTACAAGATGACCTGCGACTTGCAACTGCTGCTGATATCGTTGCTGATCCTTCTGCTCCTGGCGCTTTTGTTCAGGGCATTATGGAGAACAAAGAATGTTTATTCGTAGAAGGAAAGTTTGTAGAGTCTCATATTGACCACGCTAAACAGCAAATTCGTAAAGCATCACGCAGAGATATTGAAACAGTTGGATTGCAACTTTTCGAAAACTTCCTACGAAAACTTTAAAATTTATAAATAAGAAATCATAAGGAGATATTCAATGGCAACAAACAAACTCATGGAAGCAGCGGCAGAAATTCTTGCAGGAAGCAAGGCAGAAATTCTTGCAGGAAGCAAGTCATCTGCTCCTGGTATGCCAATGCCTAAATTAACTCAGAATACACCTCCAGGCAATCCTGGAACACCTGAAGACTTAGGCGGTCCTACACCACAGAACAACAAACCTACTGATGATTCTAACAAGTTGTCAAGCAAAGGTAGTGCTAAGAGTGCAACAGCACCTACAACTAAGCCTTCTGCTGCATCAAGCGATGTTCAACTTGGCGACAAGAACATGAAAGCAGGTACAGGTACAGCAATGATGCCTGAACAAACCAACGAAGAAGAAGAACTGATTGATGACGAATCAGCAATCGCAGAAATGAAAGCACAAATGAAAGAAGATGTTGCTTCATTGTTTGCTGATGACAAAAACATTTCTGAAGACTTCAAAGCAAAAGCCGCTACAATCTTTGAAGCACGTGTATTCGACCGTGTTGCACAGATTCAAGAACAAATGGAAGCAGAATATGCTGGCATGTTAGCCGAGGCTCTTGAAGAAATCAAATCTGAACTTACAGAAAAGGTAGATGATTACCTAAACTACGTAGTAGAGCAGTGGATGCAAGAGAACGAAATCGCTATTGAAAGCGGTCTGCGTTCCGAAATCACTGAAGACTTTATTGCTGGTTTGCGTAATCTGTTTGCCGAAAACTACATCAACGTTCCAGAAGATAAAGTCGAACTGGTAGATGAACTTGCATCTAAAGTCGAAGAACTGGAAGTTAAACTGAATGAAGAAATTGAAGCCAATATTCAGTATAAGAAGCAACTTACTGAGGCAATTAAAGTACAACTAGTAAATGAGGTTTGTGAAGGTCTCACAGCAACTCAAGTAGAAAAAATCAAAGCACTTGCAGAGAGTGTAGAATTTTCCACAGAGGAAGAATTCGTAGAAAAACTTGAGACAATTCGTGAGAACTACTTCCCATCAGGCGTTAAGAAAGCCGATGTTGCACAACTTCATGAAGAAGTAGAAGACGATGGTAGCGAAAAGAAAACTGCCGCTGATCCATATGTCGCTTCGTACAAGCGATTTCAAAAATCAAAATTTAAATAATAACAAAAGGAGATACTAAATGTATTTGTCTGAAAATCTACAAAAGAAATGGGACGCAGTTCTGGATCACCCAGACATGCCTGCCATTGCAGATCCATACCGTAAAGCAGTTACAGCGGTAATTCTGGAGAACCAAGCACAGGAAATGATCAAAGAAGGTCATATTCTTAACGAAGCAGGTTCACCAACTAACTTTGCTGGTACAGGTGGTTTCAGTGGCGGTGCTGCTGCTGCTGGTCCTGTTGCTGGTTTTGACCCAATTCTGATCAGTCTGGTTCGTCGTTCACTGCCAAACTTGATCGCTTATGACGTTTGCGGTGTTCAGCCAATGACAGGTCCTACAGGCCTGATCTTTGCGATGCGTACACGTTATGCTGGTCAAACCGGTACAGAAGCATTCTACAACGAAGCAAACACAGCATTCTCGGGTGCTAACGGTGCAATCGTTGCTTCTTCAATGAGCATTGCTGGTAACACAACTGACTATCTGTTTGTTGGTAACGCTGCTCCAACTGGTGCTATGACAACTGGTTCTGCTGAAGCACTGGGTGATGGCGCTGCTGGTAACACATTCCAAGAAATGGCATTCTCAATTGAGAAAGTCACTGTAACAGCCCGTACACGTGCGCTGAAAGCAGAATACTCAATGGAACTGGCACAAGACTTGAAAGCAGTTCATGGTCTTGACGCTGAGACAGAACTTGCAAACATTCTGTCTGCTGAAATTCTTGCTGAAATCAACCGTGAAGTTATCCGTACAATCTACAAGATTGCTAAGCCAGGTTGCCAAGCAGGTACAACAACTAGAGGCGCATTCAACCTTGACACAGACTCAAACGGTCGTTGGATGGTTGAAAAGATCAAAGGTCTGGCATTCCAGATTGAGCGTGAAGCAAACCAAATCGCTAAGACAACTCGTCGTGGTAAAGGTAACATCGTTATCTGTTCCTCAGACGTAGCATCCGCTTTGGCGATGGCTGGTATCCTTGACTATAACTCAGCACTTGCTGGTCAAGTATCACTGACAGTTGACGATACTGGTAATACATTTGCTGGTACAATCTTCGGTCGTATCAAAGTTTACATCGATCCATACTTCCCAGTTGGCTCAACATCTGAGTTTGCTGTTGTAGGTTACAAGGGTACTAACGCATACGATGCTGGTATGTTCTACTGCCCATACGTACCGCTGCAAATGGTTCGTGCTGTAGATACTGGTACATTCCAGCCAAAGATTGGCTTCAAGACTCGTTACGGTCTGGTAGCAAACCCATTCGCAGAAGGCACCACACAAGGTCTTGGTACTCTGAACACTCAGAGCAACAACTACTACCGTGGTTTCCGTATTGCGAACTTGATGTAATTAAATAACCACCACAGAGTGGGATTTAGAGAGACACCTTCGGGTGTCTCTTTTTTTCGT